TGTAGTTCAATGCGCCGTATCCTTGAGAACAGAATTTCGGGCATAAAAACTAACACAAGCAGTTGGCAGTTTTTCTACAGCGGCGATACGTCAATGGACAGGGTTCAGGAAATCTCAAATCGTTCCGGCTCAATCATCCCCAATCACAGCCTAGCGGGGTCTATGGGAGGCGGCAACACAGTGACAAACGTAAACATCAATGCAATCGACACAAAGAGTTTTGAGGATAGATTGCTGAATAGCCCTAATGCTGTTTGGGCGGCTAATCAATACGCCAACAAGTCGTTGGCAATCGGTCGTGGGAGGTCGTAATGGCGGGGTTTCAGACAATTTTTGAGATTCAACAAAACATGACTGTGAACAACAGGCGTGTTGTTGGTCAACAAGTATCAAGGTCGGGCTACATGACTGTGGCTCAGTACCTAACGGCTGTGCCTTGGGTGTTCACTGTACAGCCTCATGAGTATTTGTATTACCCGCAAGTCCGGGACATTATTCAAGCAATCGACAACGCTGACAGGCAAAACGCTGAAACAATTATTTTTGACAGTGCAAATTTGTCTTGGTTTACTAAGATGCAAGGTACGGCTACGGCGGCTACATTGGCGGCTACCCCTGCGGCAAACTCACAGACCTTGACGTTGAATTCCAATGGCACGTACAAAGCCGGTGATTTCATCATGATTAACGGCTACACATACAAAGTGACAGCCGACTCAGCCGGAACAACAGTCTATATCCACAGGCCAATCATTGGTGCGCCAACATCCGGCACAACTGTGTATATGGGAAATGATTGCACATTTACTGTTGTCGCAGAGGCTTGCCCAACATATACTTTAAACCCAATGGCAGATGGTGCTTATGTTCGTTGGGACCAACCATTTGTGTTTAGAGAGTACATTACATGACAACAATCAACGCAGTCAATTCAGCGTCTATCAATCACGCTGAGTTTGTGAAACTGTCCTTAGGTCAGCCTGTTACAAACACATACACGTTTTGTAATGCGGCGGGGCCTGTGACTGTAGACGGAACAACATATTCCAACCTTGGCGCACTGCTTAGTGTTGGCGATGTACAGAGGGACATTAAGGCAACCTCTGACGATATGACTATCCAATTGACAGGGATTGACCCGGCAAGCATTGCTTTGATTCTCAGTAGCGACATCAAAGGCTCTCTGATTGAAGTGTGGCGCGGGTTCCTTGACGCAAACAATCAAATCATTACAACCCCAACACTTCAGTTTTTTAAACGCTATCAGGGCATTATCAACAACGTTGCTATTACAGAGGACTTCAACACAGAGGCCCGTATCCGTGTTGCGACTTGTTCAATCTCTTGTAGTTCAATGCGCCGTATCCTTGAGAACAGAATTTCGGGCATAAAAACTAACACAAGCAGTTGGCAGTTTTTCTACAGCGGCGATACGTCAATGGACAGGGTTCAGGAAATCTCAAATCAGTTTTTTGATTTTGGCGCGCCACCTAAACAGCAGACGCAATCGTCAAGTGGTAATAACGAATCATCCGTACCAGTAGCAGAGGCGTAGCATGATACGTCTCGCGTCAAGGTATGACATTCCTCGGTTGCTTGAAATCGTGGAGGCGTATTCTTTTGAAAACCCGATTGATGCTTTAGGTAAAACAAACAACCATTTCCCTAAACACGTTGAACAACTTTTGTTCAGCATCATTCAGGGGCGCGGGTTCATATACATAGACAACGCAATGACAGGGGCCTTGATAGCAATAAGGCAATCTAACATCTGGTCGCCGTCTGTTATTGAATTACACGAGTTGCTTTGGTGGGTTGAGCCCGAACATCGTAATGGGACTGTTGGAGGAAGGTTGTGGAAAGCCTTTGATAAAACCGCAACAGAAATGTTGAAAGTTGGGACTGTGAATGTCGTGTACACATCTGTGTCGGCAAAAGGCCCATTGATTGATTACACGACAAGAGGCTACAAGCCTGTCGGTGCTAGTTTCGCAAAGGAATAAAAATGATCAGCACGTTGATTGCCTACGGCATTATGGAATTGGGGATGTCTTACGCTGTAGCGGCGTTCACAGCCAATTTTGCAGTGTCATACGCTTTGTCTTTTGTTGTGAACCGAGTGTTTGGTAGTGAACCGCCAACACAAACAGACAACGGCGTAAGACAGCAGATTCCCCCAAGCACTACCAACGGCATACCAATGGTCTATGGTGACGCTTACTTGGGCGGCACGTTTGTAGATGCTGTGTTGACCATCGATCAAAAACAAATGTACTACGTTTTGGTCGTGAGCAGTTTGAGCGAGGACCCTACAAGCACGTTTACGTTCAACACGGGGGATATGTATTATGGTGACAGGCTCATAACGTTTGATTCAACCGACCTTACCAAAGTTGTGTCGCTAACAGACGAAGCCGGAAATGTTGACACGACCATCAGCGGCAATTTGTACATCAACTTGTACAAATCAAATTCTGCGGGTTCTATCACGCCAGTCAATTCCTCTGTAGCACCTAGCACATTTATGGGCGGCTCTGACATTGCTGTTGCTCAACGTTGGACAGCGGGCAACAGACAGATGAATGGTTTGGCTTTTGCCATCGTCAAACTCACATACAGTCGTGAAGCGCAAACAACAAGCCTACAGCCAGTAACTTTTATGGCAAGGCAATACCTCAACGGCCTTGACCGAGCACGTCCCGGTGACGTTTGGTATGACTACATGACCAACCCGTACTACGGCGGTGCTATTGACGCATCTTACGTAGACACAACAACAAGAGACACACTCAACACGTATTCAGATGAATTGATTACGTTTACCAACAACAGCGGATTACCCGCAACACAACGCCGATACAAAATCAATGGCGTGTTGAATTCAGGCGAAACAGTCCTCAACAACGTGGACAAAATCCTAATGGCATCTGATAGTTGGATGGCGTATCAGGCCGTGACAGGCAAATGGTCAATCATCATCAACAAAGCAGAATCCACTTCATACGCTTTTGACGATGACAACATCGTGGGCGACATTCGTGTTAGCGCAACTGACATAACAAGTTCAATCAATCAGATTGAAGCCAAATTCCCATTTAGCGGCAATCGTGACCAACCGGACTACGTCAACATCAAGACCCCCGATGCTTTGTTGTACCCCAATGAACCAGTCAACAAATACAGCATTTCGTTTGACCTTGTAAACGATTCTGTACAGGCCCAATATCTCGCCAACAGGATTTTGGAGCAAGCCCGAGAGGACCTAATTGTTTCCTTCAACACAACGTTCTACGGGATTCAGGTAGATGCGGGAAATGTTATTGCTGTCACAAACGCCGATTACGGATGGAACAGCAAACTTTTCCGTGTGATGAAGGTGAATGAAGTTGCTATGCCCAATGGCATCCTTGGCGCACGACTGGAATTGAACGAGTACAACGCCCAAGTCTACGACAACCAAGACATTACCCAATTTACCCCTGCCCCTAACAGCGGCCTTGCGTCTCCCGGATATTTTTCGCCGTTGTCTGCGCCTACTGTTACAGGCTATCCAAGCGTGGCTGTTCCGCATTTTGATGTTCAGGTTTACATTCCGGCTACTGGTCGTGTCACGTGGGCTAATCTGTACTACACAACAAGCCCAACACCAACATCAGCCGACTGGAAACTGCTTGCTAGTGCCAACAGTTCAAACTCACAGCCGGTTGCCAACAACACCTATTACACGTTTGCCAACAATGTTGCGGGTGCTGATTCGTATTATTTTGCCTACAACGTTGGTAACGACATTAGTCAATCTGCCTTGAGCGCAAAAAGCGCGGTGTTGGTATGGGCACCCATTGCCCCGACAGGACCTACTGGACCTACCGGTACGGGCGGCCCGACAGGAACAACAGGGCCTACTGGTTTGACAGGACCTACAGGGGCTTCAATTACCGGCCCAACAGGACAGCCGGGATTGCAAGTCGCAAGACCCGCTGTGTATCAATGGAATCTGTCTACACCCGCAATCTCAGGTTCCTCTACATACACTTGGTCAAGTGGCTCTTACACTGCTCCAAGCGGTTGGTCCACAACCATTACAGCCGCACCAAGCGCGGGCTACATCCTCTACACAGCAACTGTTACTGTCACAGACGTTGCTACAGCGACAAGCACCAATTTTAGTTGGACAAGCGCAAGCATTGTTGTGTCAGGATATGCCGGAACTAATGGCGCAACCGGCCCTACAGGAGGAACCGGTGCTACAGGCCCAACAGGAGGGTCCGGTGCGTCAGCAAGAATCATGTATGCGCGAATTGCGAGCAATCCAGTACCCGTGTCAGGCACTGTTACTGTTTCAGGCGATAACAGGCCTTCAGGGGCAGAAGGAAGTGCTGTATGGGGCGCGGCATTCAACGTCACTTGGTACGCTACAGACCCCGACCCCTCAAGCAACAATTCTTTGTATCAGGCTGACGGCATTTACAACGGCTCAACGACCTCTTGGGCTACCCCTTACATCTCGGCTTTGAAAGTCGGTGCGCTGTCAGCGGTGTCTACAAACACAGGAAGCCTGACTGTCAGCGGCACATTACAGTCCAATACAGCGGCTATCAGTGGCACAACAATGACCGGTTCGGGCGGCGTGTTGTACTCAAGCGGCAACTTTGCTTTCGGCAATCCAACCACAAACATATCGTTCAACGGCACTCAGATGACTTTGAACGGAAATGTGGTCGCCACAACAAACATCAACAGCAACGCTGTCACAACTTCATTAGGTGCTGAACTTGCGTCAGATGTGACATTGGCGACTACCGGTTTTCCTGCTACATACACAACTGTTTTTAGCACCACGATAAATACCGGTGGTTCACCTTTGTTTGTGTTAGCCAACACAGTTAGTTATCTTATCAATGACTCCGGAAGTTTTGGCGCATACGTTTACCTTGAATTGAATGTGAACGGGACTCGGGTTGCGTTTTTCAATAATTATCAGAATCGCGCGTCTGTATCCAAAGTTTTAACAGCGTATATTGATTCAACCCCTACAGGTAGTTTTAACATTACATTGCGTGGCTACACGTTTGGAGATAGTTTTGTCTCAGGGCTTGTTCTTTGTGCTACCACTACTGTTATTTTGGCTAATGGCGGCACATCACTATTTGCGATTGGTTTAAAACGATGAAATACGCACAAGTAACAAATCAAGGGTATGTTGTTTATTTCATTGAGGCAACAGTTGAACAGCCTGACTTGGTATTGATTGACTATGAAA